CTAGTGAGATTGCAGCGCGGCTTTCACAGCCGTAAGCGAATAACGGCCTTTAATATCTTTGAATCTATGCTCTTTGGCTAACTTCTTAAATGAATGGTAGGATAAGCCTGGTATACGTTCACATAATTGCGTAATGTTAAGCAGCTCATCGCCTTGGGCTGCTAAAACTTTAGTTACTGCATTCTCACACGCCTTTTCGATGACCTGAGCCAATTCGGATGCAGGCATAGAAACAAATTTAACCTCTGTCATAAATCCTCCATACTTTCCGCTTTAACTTCTCGATCAAGACGCTCAATCTCCGCAATTAATAAAGCGGCTGCACGAACCAGATCTTGTCTTGGGCTTTTTGGCTTCCAATAGCAATCACCCCAAGGCCAAAAGTCTGGCACTTCTTCATCCTGATAGGCTTCTGCTCCATAGTCGCTGTAAACCCACCCTCTTTCAACTACGTGATTCGCATATCCAGCACCAGCGCGCACCAATTCATTTTGCTCGTACACATCATCATGTTCACTTGTCCAGCCTTTGATCTGGATCTGACGTTCTCTTTCATTAAGAACATCTTTGACAGCTTGACTGCTATATAATTCACTCATCCCTCAGCTCCCTCAATCTTCATAAAAGTAATCCAATGTGTGTTACTGCGCTTTCCACTAATGTGGCCAAACAATGGTTTTTGATCTGTGAGCGCTAAAACTTCACTAACTTTGATCTGTGTTTCATTCCACTTGAAAATTAAAACACCGCCATTGGCCAACACTCGAAAGCACTCTGCAAAACCTTTGCGAATATCTTCGTGCCAATCTTCTGACAACTTCCCATACTTAGCAGCAAGCCAACTTTGTTTACCAGCTTTCACCAGGTGAGGAGGGTCAAACACAACTAAAGTAAATTGGCCATCTTTAAAAGGCATGTCGCGAAAGTCCATCAACACATCCGGCTCAACCACTAAAGAGCGCCCATCACACAAGGTATGTTCTTCTTTTCTGATATCTCCATACACGACATTAGGGTTTTGACGATCAAACCACATCATGCGAGAGCCACAGCATGGATCTAAGATTTGTGCATTCATCCCTCAGCTCCCGATTCGCTTGCTTTAATCATTGCTTTACAATGTGTTGCTGCTTCTTCAGCTTCCTCTTTAGTTTTAAAGAACTCCCAAAATCCAATTTGTTCGTTAGCTTCATCCCAAACTTTGGAAGCAAAAAGTGTATTGCTTTCAGTAATCAGGTATTCCTTATGCTTAATAGCTTGAACTTGCCCTGCATCTAAATCGCATAAAGAATTATCAATTCCATCGTGATCAAACCACATGCCTTCATCTTCATCGAGATACCAGTCTTCGGTATTTTTCTTTTCGACAAGTACATAACCCTCTGGCACCGCCTTAGCTTTGGCTTTTTCTAGCTCTGCTCTAAGTTCATTAATTTCTGCCTGTTTTAATTCAGCACAAGCTTTCCACAAATCCCAATCTCTGCAGAAAAACTCTTCTTTCTCTATTCTGGCCTTTGCAGCCATGTAGAGCTCTCTTTCCTTATTCAAATCTGTCATGCTGCCACCTCAAAGCCTTGAGCTTTTAAAAACTGTTGAATTGACTTGATAATATTTTTCAGCCAATTACGTTCTTGATGTGCTCGTGTTCTTGCCAGTGAAGTAACCAAGTATTCGATGTTATCCATCAACAAAAATCTTTCTACTTCCTCAACCCAGTGAGCACCCCAGTAGGCTGTCCATGCCTTATCCCAACAACGAATAACTACTTGAGATCTATGTTCACCGTACCAAGTTATAAACAAATCAATCGGATCGATGTTGTTTTGAGAAGGGATGCGATAAATCCTTGTTTCTTTAATTTCCATCATGTCGATTTCCTTAGCTCGGTCTTTTATTGAATTTGTCGAGCGTTGCCATGAACTGATCAACACTGAATTGAATTGTTTTCTTGGCATTGTGCGGTTCAAATTGAGCTGCATGTAAAGCCATACCAAGCCACATTACTGAGAATGTGAAAATCTTTGCCGAGTCTTTATCTTGGCTATTCATTTCATCAACCATTGGCTCAATAATTTTCTGAAATACTTCCGTAGCGATTTGGTCGGACGTTCCGCTAATTATGTTTAATTCGATTTTTTTCATGATCACGCCTTTAAATGATTTTCAAATTCTTTATAAAGTTGGGTAGCTGCTTTATTCATTTTTCCGTCATACATGATGTGTACGTTTCTAGGAAAAAGTTTGCTGACTGTGGCGCAATAAAACTCCATACGCCCACATGATCTAACAATTCCGCGATACCCAATCTTTGTAAGCCACAATAGAAACGCCTTAAAAAGAACCTCCTTAGAGAGGTTGGCGTAATTAACGCCGTCCGTCATTCTTAAAACCTTCTGTAAGTGTTTTAGAGATGGCTGCATTCGCTGGAGCTAAATGATTTGTGTTGATTACTTGCGCCTCTGGGACAACCTCAAGGTGCGTAATATTATTTTTCAGCTCATCAAGTTGGTATTGACCACCAGTTAATTGAGCAAGCTCACCGTTGTGATAATCCTGAGACAGATCTGCGTGTGTTTTGGCAATATCAATCAAGCGAAAAGTTTTATCAAAAGCAAACTTACTTAAGTTATGGTCCTTAAGTTTGTCAACAAGACTTAGCTCAATTGCTGAGAGTAGGGCATTGATATCACCCATATCATTCTTAGCTTCGCTACGTGCTGTAACAAGATCATCCACAGTCACGCTTTTGTTTTCTGGAAAAAGTTGTGAACTAGTACGCATGATTATTCCCCTTTATCGTCTAATTGTTTTTGAATACGCATTTCCTCATCTTCCCAGTAGTCAGCGCGGAGTGTCATTGTGTACTCAAGAATTCCAGTGAATTGCTCTAAGCTGTGAAAGTAAGCCTCATGCATACCATGCTTAGCAGCTTCTTGCTTTAAGGCTTTTACTTTTTCCTTGATTTCGTGAAGGGTGTATAAAGTCCAATCAAGATCATTTTTCGCCAAACAAACAGCATCAAAATAATCCGTTAAATCAACTTTTAGTTGACTAAGATTTGTAATTTGGTTCATAATTCAACCCGTAAAAATACACTTGTAAATAGCTCTCAAGCTTTGGTAGGGGAGAGAGAAATTTACTAATTAAGATTAGCTCCACATGTTGGGGCCTTTCGTGTTTTCCGCAATGGAATAACTGAATATTAGCATCCCTATATTTTAGGTCAATAGGTATCCTAATATTTTTTTATAATTATTCGAATAATTTTTACAAGACAAATAAAAACCCGCATGAAAGCGGGCTTTTGTATTTCTGCGTTTACCAGACTTCTATTCTGTCAATTTTCCATATCCACCCAATAACTCTGAAACCTTGAGCAATGATCTGTTCTTTGGTGAGTCGCTCTTCGCCATATTCTTCCTTATTGTCGCTTACAATCCTTACTCCACCATCAGGTAGGTTGTAAAGGCGCTTGCATCTGAATAAGCCACCATGCTCAATAGCAAATACTTTTCCGTCTTTTATATAGTTTCTATTTTCATCAACGAAAACGATATCGCCATCATTAATTGTTGGTTTCATTGAGTCATCCTCAGCAAGTGCTGAAAAAGCTTTATCTCTATAAACCCCTAATTTATCAACAAGTTGTCTTGGTACTCTCAAAACACTTTTATCCTGTTCACGTACTTCTGCAATAGTTCCATTCCCACAGGCAAGACGCAAATTTTTATAAAAAGCAATTTCTACTTCATCAAGATTTAAAGGTGTTTCTTCATCCCAAGTATCAACTGGGATCAATAATCTGGATAAAGTTTCTTGTTTTGAGTCTTCTTTTCCTGTCTGGAGCCAAAAAGCATCTACATCTAATGCTTTAGCAATAGCTGGAAGGTGAGTTGATGAATTCATTAGCCCGGACTCAAGTTGACTAATGGTTGCCTGACTTACTCCAGCTTTGATAGACAAATCCTTTTGAGTCATATGCGCATTTTTACGAGCTAATTTTAATCGATCTTTGAGTTCCATTTGTGGCTCTCCAGCAATTTCGATGCATTTTATTAGTGTTCTAATTATTTTTCAACTGCATTTAGTCTTGCTAAAATATTTGGATACTAATATTATTCAATTGATCCTAATAAATTGAGTTAGAAACATGGAGAAAAATATTTTCCAGCAACTTGCTGATCACTTCGGCTCACAAGATGCTGCCGGAAAGGCTATTGGAGTTACTCAATGCACTATGAGCGGGTACATCAATGGGCGTTGGGGAATGTCGGAAACGGTAGCCATGAGGGCACAAAGGGTGACTAAGGGCAAGTTTAAGGCTTCTGACTTATGCCCTTCATTAAAAGAGTTTGATGAGGAAGATGCATCAAGCCCAAATTAAAAAAACCGCCATCTGCTGGAACAGATGACGGTCTAAGTATCGTATTTGGAGCAAACCAAAATGAATGAACAAATCTTAGCACAAAATTCAGACTGTGCAAGTCCATATGATGATGAGGATCAAGTCCTTACTCAATGGCAAATTGATCATGACGCATATGCAGACTCAGTAGCAGAGTACAAGGAATCTCGCAAAGAACTTGAAAAGGCTTTGGGCGTTCAAAAAGATTTCAACAAAACTTCCCATCCAATTGGGGAGGTTATAGCGGACCTGCAAAAACATTCTCACCTTTATGCACTTTTGAATCGATTTGAGAGCGCTGTAATTAACCGTCTAAGAGCAAAGGATAAGTTGTAATGCACGATAATAATTCTATTGATGGCGGGGTAATTTTGCCTGATCCATTAATTGATAGTGATGTGGATTTACGCGACTTTGCATACATGCCACTTGATGTGGTGCGTTTCAGAGACAGCGATTTCACAGCTATTACAGATGGGGAAGCATTTAAGGCAGGTGTTTTGCTTTGGTGTGCTTCATGGCATCAAGTGCCTGCTGGATCACTTCCAAATGATGATCGTATTCTTGCAAATCTTGCGGGTTTTGGTCGCTTCATTGGGGAATGGGTAAAGGTTAAAGCTGAGGCATTGCATGGCTGGAAAGAGTGCAATGATGGCCGCATCTATCACCCAACAATCTGTGAGAAAGCACAGGAAAGCTGGGCATCAAAACAGGGCCATCATTACGCAAAATTTGCGGACAGAATGCGGAAATCCAACAAAAAGCTTGAGTCAGAAGGCAAGAAATCCATAGATATTCCAACAAGTGAACAATGGATAGCTGCTGGATGTCCAAAAGATTGGGTTGAGTCTTCCACAAGTGTTCCACAAGAATTCCATCGGAATTCCAACGGAACTCCAAAAGAAAGCCAAAATCAATCTAGCGGAATTCCTTCGAATTCTGCTCTTAAGGGAGAAGTAATAGAACATAAGGGAAATAATATAAATATATGTCCGCCTAACGGCGAACCTGTACCCGCTGAAAAACCAAAAGAGAGTTTCAAAGAAGAAATCCAAGAGATCTTTGAATTCTGGAAAACAACGTTTAACAAAAACAGCCGTACTGTTTTGGACAATAAACGTAAAACTAAGATTCAAGCCAGACTCAAGGAGGGTTACACAGTTCAAGACATTAAATTGGCAATTACTAATTGCTCCAAGTCTGAATACCACCTTCAAAACAACTTTACTGACATTGAGTTAATTTGCCGTGAAGCAACAAAACTTGATCGGTTCATTGATATGTCTGGGCAAGAGCCAAACGTAGCGCACCAGTCTTCTGAGCAACCACAGGAACAGCAAGTTTTCAGACCAACGCCAGTGCGTGTCCAATATGGCAAAGCCTATGCTGAGGGTGGTACAGAATGACTAATGATTTGAATGTAACTGGTATTGAAAAGGACCCATTGTCAGATCCAAGCATTGAATCCTCTGTTCTGGTTTCAATTCTGACGATTAGTGAGGCTGCTGATTATGTGGCACAAATGCATGAGCATTTATTCACTATTCATACTCATCAAGTGATTTTTAAAGCTATGCGCTCACTTTATGAGCGTGGTGAAATTATTGATGAACTTACAGTTTTGAGAGCAATTAAGTCGCTTGGGGCAGAGTCAAAAGGTATCAATGAACAATACATCATTGAGCTATTAGGGAATGTCGTAGGCAAAGCAATCAACTTTAAGTCATACATCAAGATGCTGGAGGAATTGCACCTTAGACGGCAGCTTCGAGATGTTGGCAAAAAAACTCAGATTTATGCAAATGATGTGGGTTATGGATCTGCCGATGATGTTTTGGAAAAGGCAAATACCCTCTTAAGCAATATTAATTCCGTGTCTAACAAGGGTGATGTAGAGCACCTTTCTCATTCTGTAATTTCAATAATGGAAGAGATCAACAGCATCCAAACTGAAAGGATGAGCGGTCAATACAGAGTTCGTGGGGTTAATACTGGTTTTGTAGCTCTTGATCATCGAATTGGGGAAATTAATAACGGCGATTTAGTTGTTATTGCAGCTCGTCCAAGTATGGGTAAAACGGCCTTTGCTTTGAACTTGGCAACCAATATTGCAACTAATTTACGTAAGCCGGTTTTGATTGAATCCATCGAAATGAAAAGAGATGCAATCACCAAGCGGATCATCTCAAGCGTAGGGGATCTTAAACTTTCAAAAATCAAAAATGCTGAGTTGGATGGCGAAGATTGGACTTGTTTTACTGAGGCTGCAAAAGTTATTCAAAATTCGCCTCTCATGATCATGGATGGCGCCGTCACAATTTCTGATATCAGAAAGCATGCGCGCAAAGTGAGATCGGAAGAGGGTTCGCTGGGTGCCATTTTTGTTGATTACTTACAAAAAATTATTACACCGCATTTGCCAGCAAGTGCGTCTGAAAATGACCGTTTGACTTATATCTCAGATTCATTGAAGCGCGTGGCAATGGAATTTAATTGCCCAGTGTTTGCTTTATCGCAATTAAGTCGTCAATTGGAAAATCGATCAGATAAGCGACCAATTATGTCAGACCTTCGCGGATCTGGAGCAATTGAGCAAGATGCTGACGTAATTTTATTCCTTTACCGGGATGAGTATTACAACGGCGAGAAGTCAAAAACACCCGGTTTGCTTGAAGTGAACGCCGCAAAAGTGCGTGACGGCTCAGTAGGCAAAACCTTTCTTTGTTCTGAGCTGGACTATAGCCGCTTCTCAAATGTGCATAGTGATCAATTGGCAGCTCTTGAAAGTAAAGATAATTCAGGAAGCTTCATATGAAAACGTTCTTATCAATCATGGTTCTTATTTGTATTGCAACTTTTATGGGTTTAGTTGTGGCTGCAATAGCTGCAAAGCTGCACCAGTATTCAGGAAGTCTAGCTAAATTTCGCTTTTCACTAGCCTTCATGGATATCACTTTTTTCTTTTTATGTATATCGGCTCTAGCTGTATTTGATGGGGGTAAGTATCTGGCGTTCGCTCATTTAACTCAATTTTTGTTGTCTTTATACCTAATTTTTTACCGTTCTAATAAGTGGGAGCGCAAAGCATGAATGAAAAATGGACCTACAAAGAGATGATGGCCCTGCGTTGTGCATATAACCATGGTGTAAGAACACCAGAAACACGAGCGGCAGCTTGCCTGTATGTGAAGTTGGGTAGAAATAAATTATTAGATCAATTCAAGAAAGAAAGTGAAGCAAAAGGTAAGGTGGAATGATGAATAATAAACCGCATGTATTACAAGCTTGTAACTGGAAGAAGCACACCATTGAGAATTGGTTAGAACAATTTGGGGCATGGATTAATGAAGATAACGCTGAAACTTATTTGGGTACACGTAACACCTTAACTTACTTAATTGATTCTGTAGAGGGCGTAAAGCGTGATGCAAGAAAGCGCTCATTGCCACAGTGCAAAATCTCTACTGATGAGGCGAGAGCTGTAAGTGGATTATTGCGTGATTTACGAATGAACCCAAACCCTACATTACAAGAATGGCTAGATTTTGTAGTGTTGTATTACGTGCATGGGTTGAGTGAGGAAACTATTGCTGACATTAGCAAATGCTCACGTAACGCCGTAAGACAAGATTTAAAGTGTGGTATTGCCTATATTGTTGGGCAACGTAATACATTGCGGAGTAAATTAACCGAAAAACAGGCCAAAGTAAGAAAACCAAAGAAAACGCTTGACTTGGCGCCAATAGTTCTTTAAATTCGTGATAAGTGGTACGAAGTATAAGCAAGTGTCACTGATCTTAAAGAAGCTCGCCAAACGGTGGGCTTTTTGCTTTTATGCCCTACGAGCTTAGAACATTGGATTCCGATGTGCTGGACTGGATTTCTAGTCGATGCTTAAACGTAGGGCTATTTTTTTGGGGGTTCACATGCTCCGAAGAATTAAGCAGGTCTTTTGCATACATGTTTGGGAATATGAGTTGGATTACAACGACGACCCAATCAAAGAATGCAGAAATTGTGGAAAGATTAAGGTAATATAATTAACTATTGAGAATTCAATAACTTAATTTGACCAATTCATTTAAATTCGGTATCCTTGTTGAATAAATTTTATTCATCAATAGGTGTCTTATGAAGCATGGGAAATTTGAGGAAGGGAAAGAGGTTTTCTTGAAGGGTTGTAAACAAAGAATGACTCTAGTTTCAATCGATCAAAAGGCTGAAACTGGCTTATGTAAGTGGACTGATCCTAATGTTCCAAAAATCCACCAAGAAGTCTTTAATCTTTCTGACCTTAGAGCAGCAGGATCAAATATAAATTGGGCTGAGGTGAATAAGGAGTTTGAAGCCCAGTCACGATTTAGATGATAGATTTTTAGTTTTTGTTGGCCGAACGGATTACGGCATATATGGCCCCGCTGAATACTAGTTATTGGCGGGGCTTTTATTTTTTACGCCATTCGTCTAATTGGATAAGACATCATAATTCTAGTGTGATTGATGCGGGTTCGAGTCCTGCATGGCGTGCCATTTAATTTAGAGAAGTGTGCTGCATAGATATAGCCTCTTGCCAAAGTGGATATCAAAGCTAAGGAGTAGCTCACTTCGTCTAAGTTAAATGGATTGGGGTGAACATGGACACAAACGAAGCCAAAAAAGAATCTTGATAAATATTCGGAAGAGTTAAGCCGTTACCAGAACTTATCTCGTACTGGATTGAGTCTCGAAGAAATGCTTGTTATAGACCGCATCATAATGCGATTGAAAAACAAGATTAATAATTTACGGTCTATGTTGAATGCGTGACTCCAAACGATTAGCCGAAGTACGCAAGCTGCCATGCATGAGATGTGGTGCACCAGCACCAAGCCAAGCCGCGCATTCTAATTCTAGTAAAGACGGTAAGGGCAGATCCATTAAGGCTTGCGACTCTAAAACAGTTTCATTGTGTTTTTCCTGCCATCATTTATTTGATACCTACCAACTAGGCAACAGACAGGAAAGCGAAGAGCTATTTAATAAATGGCTTAAGCGAACCAACGCAATGCTTGAGTCAGAACAAGATTTATTTTGATATGATTTAACCAACGTAATTGGTGTAAGGATTTACAATGGTTAAGCATGTTGATTATGAGGCTGTATATGACGGTGAGAATTTTTCTTTCATCAAAGTATTAATGGATGATGGTTCATATGACCCAATAGCTGGAACAAATGGGCCTTATGGCATCATAACTATTGTTGGATATGAGGTTAGGATTTCGTACCCTGAAAATCTCACACAAGAATTAATAGAGAAAATGGTAAACCAATTTACTAGAAAGAATTAAGCCACCCTCGGGTGGTTTTTAGTTTAATCAGAGCCGAAAGGCTCTTTTTTTGTGCCTAGAAAAAGGAAGCGAGAAATGAAAACCAACCAGAAAGGCCAAGCTGATGTGGTATTAGCCGCACTTTGCTTTCTTGCCATTTTAATTGTCATTGTTTTGATTATGTTTGCATGGCCTCACTATAAAGTGTGGAAGCAGGGCATGAATGGTCAAGCACTATTGGCAGAAGCTGAACAATCAAAAATGATTCAGGTGCAGACGGCGCGAGCTGAACTTGAAAGTGCCAAGTTGCGTGCAGAAGCTATCAAAACCATTGGTCAGGCCGCAAAAGATTATCCAGAGTACCGTAAACAAGAGTTTATTGGTGCGTTTGGTGATGCTTTACGTGACGGAACGATTCAACAAATTATTTATGTTCCAACTGAGGCAAACATCCCAGTGTTAGAAGCTGGTAAACGTGCCGCCGTTGATGAATAAGTTATAGGTGGGAATATGGAACCAGTAACATTCCCAATCAATAGTTATTCTGGGATTGTTCAGGTAATTAACTATCTGAACAATAACCACTCCAAAGCAGCCGCAGAAGGCAAACCTTTAGTCGTTAGAATCAATCAGAAGGAAGACGACAGGAGCGCCGCACAAAACCGGCTTTATTGGGCTTGGCTTGAGCAGATCAAGCAAAAGACTGGTAACTCAAAGGATGATCTTCATTTACTTTTTAAGAAAAAGTTTCTTGCCCGGATCTATGTTGAGGGTCGGCAAGAGACTGCAGAAAAGTACATGGCTTTGCAGAACTTTAAAGATGTTATTCAAGCATTCGATGGACCTAAGCGCCGTCAACTTGAAAAGGATTACCAAGTTTTGGTCAATACCTTCATTAAAGACCACCTGCAAAGCAAGAAGGCCACCATTAAAGAATTCACCAAATATCTGGATAAGATCAACATCTATGCACATAGAGACTTGGGCGTGATGTTGATTATCCCGGATGACCTTAAGTGGTGTTATCAAAATGAACAGTGAACCAAATTTACAGGAAGTTGTCTTAAAGCTGATTGAGCAGAATAACAAGCTTATAGACCATGGCAACAAACTGACCGAACAAAACAATAAGCTGATCGAACAGAATAGCTTGATCGTTCAAATCAATGCCGAGCAATCCGCACAACTAAATGAAGTCTTGGCAATGTTTGAAGACGGCGAACCAACACAGCGATCAGGATCACTAGATGGGTGAAGACAATGAATAGAGGCCAGCCTTTCTTTGTAATTGATGATGATCTTCAAAAGTCGTTTGATAAAACCATTTTGTATTTGCAGGAACAGCATAGAACTCCTGAATTGAAGCGCAAAGAACTGGAGCTTGAATTAGTTAAACTGGTTCAAAGTTATCAACGTAACGGTTTGGATATCGATTGGATATCCATTGACTTACTTAATGGTGTAGATGCGCGAGTAAACTTAAATGAAACTCCAAACATACAAGAACAAGTTACAGACGCTACAGGCACCCGCAAAAACCCAGAAGAACCCTAAACAAAACAATTGGGGTTCTGGTCGAGGTGGCCGTCCGTGGCGCCGTCTTAAAGCTAAGATCCATTTACGTGATGAATGGACCTGTCAATGTTGTGGCATCGTCACTAAAGACTTAGAGCTTGACCATATTGTGAATGTGGCAAGAGGTGGAACGGATGATGAATCCAACCTTCAATCTCTTTGTGTTCCATGCCATAAGAAGAAAACCCAACAGGAGAGCCGGCAGTGAATAGACAGAATCGGCCAATCAATGGTCAGCCAATGCAACCACCAACGAGATCTGTTCCTGAATATGCTCCACCACCACAAAATGAAATCTCATATTCAGATGAGCCAATCAATTCTGATTGCTGGTCAACTGGTTTTTATTGGGGTGCTTTCATTGGTATTGGGATTGGAATGTTGTTAATGAAGCTCTTTATAAAATTCACAAGTTAAATAAGAGCAATGCTGTTTTTTTTATTAATGGAGTAAGGATTGCTGAATGACTTCAAAACTAGTTCATGTGAAAGATGCAGACAAAGGCTCTGACATCTACTTTGATCCACAGGGCCTTGAAGGCGCCGTTTTTAATTGGAATGGGCAGAAAGATTACAGCCAATACATTTACAACGCTATGTTGTATATGCGGAGCGGCAGTTTGATTTGTTGTGTTGTGAATGACGATGGCAAGAAGAAGATTCTTGAACATGTTCAGGAAGCACCATAATGATGCAAAAAATCCAGCAGGCAGGGGGGAGGTCAAAAGTTCCAAGCCCTTCGCCGTTGGACACCGCCCCCCATCGCACGCACAAAAAAAATTCCCTTTCAGAAAAAGTTAAAGCAAAAAGTTAAAATCAAGTTAAAGGTAGAGCAATGGCATTAACAGAGAAAATGGAAAAATTTGCTCTTGCCATTGTTGACGGCAAGACAAATAAAGAAGCAGCAATTTCAGCAGGTTATGCGGAAAAGACTGCATCCGCCGCAGGTGCTAGATTAGCAAAAGATCCTGAAATTATTGTGTATATCGAAATGTTAAAGGCCAAAAAAGAAGGGCGCTCTTTAACATCCGATCGACCTAATGTTAAACCTGAAAACAAACCAGAAAATAGCGGTGAAGATAAAAACCCTATTGAGGAATTTCAGTTTGAAGGCGATGACCCTTTAGATTTTTTAATTAAGGTCATGAACTTCAATGGCAACAAGCTGCCTTTAAGAATGCAGGCAGCAATTGCAGCACTACCTTATAAGCATGGCAAGGTTGCAGAAAAAGGCAAGAAAGAAACCAAACAAGATAAGGCGAAAGAGGCTACCAAAACAGGCAAATACGCCACGTTGGATAATCAATTACCAAGTTGAGGTGAATATATGTTTGGAATGTTAGAAAGTTTGACCAAGACAGCAGTTTCCGTGGCTGTTGCTCCTGTAACTGCTGTAGTGGATGCAGTAATGATTCCTATTGATGCAAGTGAAGATGGTGAAATTTTTCAAAGGACTAAATCAACCCTTAATAACGCAGCAGAAAATTTTAGTGATGCTGTGAAGCCAGAGAACAAAAAATAATTATGCCGCCTTCGGGCGGTTTTTTCATGGACCATTTAAATGACTGCAAAACTACCAGACTGGACAACAGCTTGCCCAGACTGGGCAGACCGCATCGTTAAAGGCCAATCCTTAATGCCATGCAAGCCACTATTTCAGGATGTGGCAGATGTGGCATTAAGAACATTCAACTCTTTAAAAGTTGTTGATGTTCTTGATTCTCCAGAAATGGGTGAAATTGTCCGGAAGTGGGTAACCGAGTTTGTTGCTGCAATTTTTGGTGCGTACGACAAGAAAACAAGACGCCGTTTGATTAATGAGTTTTTTCTTTTAATTCCTAAGAAAAATACAAAATCAACAATTGCTGCATTCATTATGCTCACGGCATTTATTTTAAATAGCCGGTTATCTGCTGAACTCATCATTTTGGCACCAACCAAAGAAGTTGCCGACAACTCTTTTAATCCTATCCGGGATGCGATTAAAGCGGATCCCGAGTTGGATGAAATGATGACTATTTCTGAGCACACCAAAACAATTACGCATCAAGGAACGCAAGCAACCCTCAAAGTTGTTGCTGCTGACGACAAGTCAACAGGTGGTAAAAAAGCGTCTTGGATCTTGGTTGATGAGCTGCATTTATTTCAAACCATGTCGAATGCTGGATCAATGTTCCGTGAGGCAACAGGCGGTCTGGCATCTCGCCATGAAGGTTGTTTGATTTGGTTATCAACACAATCAAAAGAGCCGCCTTGTGGTGTATTTAAAAGCAAACTTGATTATGCCCGTGATGTTCGTGACGGCAAGATAATAAATAAAAAATTCCTTCCTCTGATTTATGAATTTCCCGATGAAATGATTGAATCGGAAGAATATAAGGACCCTGCAAATTTTCATATACCTAATCCAAATTTTGGAACAAGTGTTGACCCTGAGCAGCTATTAGATGATTACGAAAAGGCCAAATATTCAGGCGAAGATGATCTAAAAGACTTCTATGCTAAGCGCCTTAATGTACAGATCGGCATGAACTTACGCGCTAATCGTTGGGCAGGTGCAGACTTTTGGGAGAAAAAAGAGGTTGTTTTTGACCTTGATTATCTAATTGAACAATCAGAATGCATCACTGTGGGCTTTGATGGTGGTGGCCTTGATGACCTGTTTTCAATGTATGCCATTGGACGAGACAAAAAATATCACACTTTATGGCGTGGTTGGTCAATGTCTTGGCTACATCCGATTGCTTTAGAGCGAAGAAAAGAAAACAAGCAAAGAATGGATGACTTTATAGCTGCTGGTGAACTGGTGATTGTTGAAAATATTGGTGATGACGTTTCACAAGCTGGCCTGATCGCCAAGCGAATTTTTGACACTGGCAAGATGCCTAAACAGGGTTTTGGTCTTGATCGTCTAGGGATGCCGTCACTTGTAGATGGCTTGTTAGAGTCGGGAATCCCTGAGTCTGCATTAATCGCCGTCAAACAAGGTTTTGAGTTGTCGGGTTATGGGATGACTTTAGAGCGCAAGCTTGCTGCAGGAACCTTTATTCCAGCTAAACAAGAGCTAGTTAAGTGGGCGGTTAGTAACGCAAAAGGAAAAATTTCAGGCAATGCACTAATGATTACAAAGCAAGAATCTGGCAAGGGAAAAATTGACCCCGTGATTGCAATGTTTAACGCCGCTGCTTTGATGTCAAGCAATCCTGAGCCTGCCAATCGCGTTGATATTGACGAATACTTAGAGGATGTCGTGATAGCATGAGTACCACACAAGAGCCGGGGTTTTGGTCCCGCTTCTGGTCACGATTGACTGGAAATACACAATTAAAAAAAGGCGATTCGTCTTATCCATTTGATAGTTATTTGTCACCCGGTGGATCGGTTGTCACACCAGAAACAGCTTTGAAACTTTCCGCAGTCTGGGCGTGTGTAAAATTAAGAGCTGAAACTATCTCAACTCTTCCTTTACAGCTGTACGACAACAATAAACGTCTTGCTACTGATCATTACCTTTACCGTATTTTGCACGATTCACCCAATGCTGATATGTGTGCAAGTGAGTTTTGGCAAGTTCAAGTTGCTTGTGTTGACTTATGGGGGAATGCATACAACCTTATTACAAAAGACTCAAGCGGAAAAGTAATTGCTCTTGAGCCACTTTTCCCGAGTGGTATGGTTGTAAAACGTAATGATTATGGAGCGATTGATTTTCATTACACTGAAAATGGGAAAACAACAGTCTATTCAGAAGACCAAATCTTGCATTTTAAGGGTTTTACTCTTGATGGGCTTGTTGGTTTATCTGCTATTCAGTTTTTTGCTCAAACCATAGGCATGCAGTTCGATGCAAACAATCAAGCTCAAGACTGGTTTAAAAATGGCTTAAAGGTTGGCGGCTTTTTGGAGACTGGAGAGCAAACCTTAACTAAAGAGCAACGTGAACGGCTAAGAAATCACTTAAGCGAATTTAGTAAGCCGGAGAATGCAGGCAAGTACATGGTGCTTGAAGCTGGAATGAAACTTTCTGGCTCAAATAGCATTCGAATCAACCCAGTTGATGCTCAGTTACTTGAATCTCGGTATTTCGGTATTGAAGAAATATGCCGTGCCTTTGGTGTTCCACCTCAGTTAATTGGTCATACAAACAAAGCAAGTTCATGGGCTTCAAGTCTTGAACAGACTAATAGAGGTTTTTTGACCTATTCACTTAATCCGCAATTAGTTCGATATGAGCAGACAATCACAAAGAGATTGTTTTTACCAAGTGAAAAATACAAATACAGACCAAAATTTGCCGTTGAAGGCTTGTTGCGGGCCGATAGCGCTACTCGCTCAGGGTTCTACACAAACATGATTCAAAACGGTGTCATGACCCGTAATGAAGTGCGGGATTTAGAAGATTTAGCGCCTTTACCGGGTGGCGATGAGTTAATGGTTCAAATGCAAATGGTCGGCTTGAAAGATCAGGGGAAAACCAGTGGATAGACTTAAACTAACTTTAGAAATCAAAGCCACCCAAGAGGGTGGCTTTTTTTCTGGCTACTTGGCTGCTTTTGACAACCTAGATTCACATGGCGACATCATCCGCAAGGGGGCTTTTGCCAAAACTCTTCAAGAGTGGAAGGCAAAAGGCAAGTACCCAGCAATCTTTTGGGACCACAACCCGTCTGAACCAATTGGAATTTTCACCGAAATGCGTGAAGACGAAAAAGGGTTGTACGTAGAAGGTCGTCTCTTAATTGACGATGTGCCGCGCGCTAAAGCTATTTATGCGCTGATGAAGGTCGGCGCGATTGATGGCATGTCCATTGGCTATATCACCAAGTCTTATAGACGCGATCCAGACTCACTAATCCGCGAACTGCTGGAACTGGAGTTGGTGGAGGGTTCAATTGTTGCCTTTCCTTCCAATCCAGAAACCCTAATCAGTTCCGTCAAATCCAAATTACAAGATGGCGAGCTGCCATCCCTACCAGAATTTGAAAAGTTCCTGAGAGAGTCAGGATTTTCAAAAACGCAAGCCACTGTCATCGCTAGTAAGGGTTTGCGTCATCTTTTGAGCGAGTCAGAGGGTGAAAACGAAAAAGCGAAATCAATTTCAAATGCCTTAAATATTTTACGAGGAATCAGCAATGACTGAAAAAACTTTAGAACAACTCGCTCAAGAGTTCCAAAAGCACGTTGATACAGTTAAAGAAATCGCCGAAGAGTTCAAAGGCAAACAAGAGAAAAATGAACAAATCTCTCAAAGTGCCAAAGATAAAGCGGATGAAGCTTTATTAGCCATGAATGAAATGAAAAATAAAGTGGCTGAGATTGAGCAGAAAGCTGCTCGCCGTGGTAATGGTGATGTTGAAACTAAAAAGCAAACCATGGGTGGTGAGTTTGTTGAAACTACAGAATACAAAAATGCTGCTGAGGCGCAGTATCGTGGTATTCAGCGTGTAGAGTTAAAAAACACAATTGGTACAACTGAAGTTGGAAAAATTATTCCGGCCACCAATCTTGGCTTGCAGTTACCAAACCAAATGCGCCTTACAATCCGCGATATTTTGGCTGGTGGCAGCATGAGCGGTAATGTTCTTGAATATGTCCAAATGCAAGACTTTACCAATAATGCGGCAGTTGTTGCCGAAGGTGCACCAAAGCCAGAATCCGCAATTACATTTACTGATAAAGACGCTAAAGCGGTTGTAATTGCTCACTGGTTAAAAGTAACCACTCAAATGTTAAGTGATGCACCAGCATTGCAGTCATTCATTGACAACATTTTGCGCCATGGTCTTGACATCAAGCTTGAAAAGCAAATTCTTGCTGGTGATGGAACCAATGGCAATATGCTTGGCTTAATCCCTCAAGCGACTGCTTATGCTCCGCCTGCAGGTGCTCCAGCAACGCCAAATATGTTTGATGTATTGCGTTTTGCAATGCTTCAAGTTGTATTGGCCGATGACTTTGCAAACGGCCATGTACTCAACCCAATTGACTGGGCGTTGATGGAAACGCAAAAAGATGCAAACGGCAACTACATCATCGGGAATCCGCAATCACAAGCGGTTCCAACATTATGGGGCTTGCCTGTAGTTCAAACCGCTGCAATGGATGCAGGTAAATTCTTAACAGGTGCATTCAATACTGCAGCTCAATACTTTGAGCGCTGGGGTGCTGCTGTGCAAATCGGTATGCAGGGCGATGATTTCACATCAAATAAACGTACCTTACTTGCTGAAACCCGTGGAGCATTAGCTGTTTATAAGCCTAAATCGCTTGTATATGGCTCTTATACTCCTGCTACGGGTGGTTAATTCATTTTGGGGTGGTGTTCGTCACCATCCCAATTAGAGAGGCCAAAATGAAAGAATATGAAGTTTTACGCCCACACTTTGGAGATAAAGACTACAAAGAGGGCGATATTCGAACCGCAGATCCAAACGTGGTAAGGCATTTGGTAGAAAATAAAGTTTTACGTGAATACCAAACAAAAGTTGATCCACCAAAACCAGCTACAAGACGGAATAATTCAAAATGATCACACTCGAACGAGCTAAGTTGCAATGTCGAGTTGATCACGATGATGAGGATGTGCTTTTTCTTGAATGGATAGCTCAAGCCGATGAAGAAATAGCGATCGACATCGACCGAAAAATTATTTCAAATGAGTCAGAAAGAACTTCTGAAACGGACATTGTGGACTGCAAGAAGTTAGATAATGCCCGGTTGATATTTATTGAGTATAAGTACAGCCGAAGTCTAGAAGGAAAACCTCAAGCATATTGGGATATTTTGCAGCCTATTAGAGAAATGGGGGTCTAATATGCCCAGCATTACTCCAAAACTAAAGCACCGCATCACTATTCAGAAAGCAATTCAAACCCAAGACCAAAACACTGGAAAATTAATCACCTCATGGTCTAATTTTGCAACAATTTGGGCAGAAGTTACCGACCTTTCAACAAGGGATGTTATTGCGGCCAAAGCAGCCAATAGCTCGATACAGGCCCGTGCTAAGGTGCGATATAGCAGCACAACAAAACAAGTTGATAGCACAATGCGGGTACTTTTTGATGGGTACTATTACAAGATTGATGGAAACCCGATGCGAGATCCTGACTCACGCCGTGAGTATTTAACCATCAACTTATCTACAGGCGAAAAAGCATGGAATGGGTGATTTATGGCTACTCAAATACATGGCTTGGAGCCTGCATTAAGACGAATGCGGGCAATTGGTAATGACAAGACTGTAAAACGTATTGCCCGTAAAGCGATGCGGCAGGCAATGAATATTGCAAGAGATGCAGCTCGTCAAAAAGTTAAACGCCTAGATGATCCTACCACTCCAGAAAAAATCTGGAAAGAAATTGTGGTTCAAAATGGCCGGAGTAGAAATAAAAACACTTTGGTTATGCGTGTGGGAGTGCGTGGTGGTGCACGTATCCCATATACAAACAATGCTCAAAATAGACGTGCTGGGCGTGTTGGTCAAACTTACCAAGCGGACGGACGAGTCTTTTACTGGCGATTCCTTGAGTTAGGCACAAGTAAACAGCCTGCTACTCCGTTTTTACGCCCTGCTTTATACGAAAACATTGAACAGATAACAGATAAGTTTGTTCAAGTATTTAATTTTGAACTCAGTGTGGTTTTAGGTGCAGCTTAATGATTAAAGTCCCAATTTTTAAATTAGCAAGAGCAGATCCAGCAGTAAGAGCATTACTTGAAAACAATAATATCTTACGCGTTTGGAAATTTGGACAGGCTCCAGAACAACCCGAAGCACCGTATGTGACATGGCAAACGATTACTGGTGATTCAAATAGTAGCCTCGATAGTCGTCCTGTTTCGGACAGAGTAATTATTCAAATTGATGTCTACGCAACAGATGAAGATGTAGTTGAACAAGTTGCAGAAGCAATTCGCTATGCAATTGAACTTGATTGTTATGTGGTTCGTTATGGCGAAGCAGATACTGACCAAGTAACTGGAATGCCTCATTATTCTTTTGACGTTAGCTGGATAGTAAACCGCTAGAAAACACAAAAACATTTTTTCACTTAGCACCCAATCGGGTGCTTTTTTTATGCCTAAAAGGAGCGCTCTTAATGGCTAAACATGTTAAAGCTCAAAAAACGCAGTTATTTACTGTAATTGCGGGAACCGTTGTGCGTTTTATTTGCCCTAAGCGTATTTCGTTTGGTCAAGACTCATTTGGAAAGATTGATGTAACCTGTCTAGATGCTGATGTCAAAGAATATGAACGCGGGATGCGCGATCCGGGTGAAGGTGCAATTGGTATTGATTTGGATGATGAAAACACAAGTCATGACAAATTATTGGAAATTGCTGCATCTGGTGAAAAGCTACAGTGGTATGTAGGTTCAAGCCACTCAACAACGCCTCCAACATATGATGCAACTACAGGTATTGATCTGCCAGAAACTCGTTCTTGGTGGTCATTTGAAGGCTATCTAAATGATGCAGCCCCTAATGACATCGAAGTTGATACAGTAATCGGTTATGAGTTCACTTTAGTACGAACTTCGGGTGTAACTTATACTAAACGTACGGTGACTCCATAAAATGGCTAAGATCAGTATTACAGACTTAAAGCAGAGTATAACTACTCTGAACGTTCCAGTTAAAAAAACGGTTATATGGAATGTTGAAGTAACAGAAAGTAATGTTGCTTCACTTAAAAAATTGACCAAAAACTCATTGTTAGAACTTGGTGAAACGGTTGAACTTGAAGCTGATGTTTTTGTTAAAAAAATGAGCTTCAAGGAGAGCCGAGAGGTTTCTAAAGCAGTCGAGTGGGAGTTTAACTATAAGAATCCAGAGGATTCAAAAGTTAAAAGGGTTGACTCAACCCTAATGCAATCGGCTCAGTTGCTTGGTTCAATTTGCTCTGATCAAAAGGGAACACCTTTCTTCTCAAGTGTGAACGACGTCTATAAAGCCGAGCCAAGTTTGATCAATGCGCTATATGCTGCTGCCGATGAAGTTAATAACTTTATGGGAAAGTCACGGAAGAAGACCTTGCAGATAGAGAACTCTTTGCCGAGCTTGTCCTCAACGGAATCGGTGGAGGCTCCTTAGAGGAGGCCGAAGAGAATCTTAGTCATGCAGAGGTGATGTTTTGGAGAGCCTATCGTCAAAAATACGGCTCTCTTAACTTAGGTCGCCGGCTAGAGCAAAGTTTTGGTAGTTGGATGGCTCACTACACAGGATTTAAGGTTAAAGAAGGTACAAAAGTAGATCCTTATATATTTATGCCACATGAAACACCTCCTGATGATGACGAAGAATTGTCATTAGAGGAGTATTTTGAGAAGTATCATAGTAACTAACCCTATCATAAGGTGGGGCATGTGACATTTACACACCGTTTTGTTAAATTGAAAAAAAGTGAAAAACGGTGTGCACATGAATAAGTTTTTAATTATTGCTATTTTGAGTTGCTTAATGCTCGGATGTGGGAAAACAGAAAAAGAAAAACTTGATGAAGAAAGGAAAAATCTTGATTTGCAAGTACAGAAATTGGTTAAAGATAAATTAAAAGATGGTGAAACAGCTAAGTTTCGTAATCAATGGGAGTTGTGCGGTGAAGTTAATGCTAAAAATAGTTTTGGCGCTTACACCGGCTTTCAACGTTATATAGTTACCAAAGAAAAAATATATTTTGAAAATGAGTATAACTCTGACCCAACCTCTATAGCTGCATTCAATCAAGTTTGGAGTGTTGACTGCAAGCAGTAATTAAATATTAATTTAAAAAACCCCGCTAATTCGCGGGGTTTTTTATTGCCCGGAGAAAGGTAATGGCCACAACATCACTTGGCAGATTAACACTTGATTTAATGGTGCAAACAGCCAGCTTTACTGAGCCTTTATCACAGGCTGAACGCAAAGCGAAGTCAGCAAGTAAAGGGATTGCAGATTCATTTGATGTTGCAGCTATTGCGATAAGTGCATTGGGTGGTGCTATTGCTGGGTTATCAATTGCAGAGCTTGTGAACTATAGCGACAGAGTCATTCAGGCAGGTAATGACATACAAAAGTTTTCGAAACTTGCAAACAGTTCTGTGCGTGATTTCCAATACTATGCAAAAGGAGCTGAAACTGCTGGAATATCAATGGAGTCCTTTGCGGACAAAATGAAAGATATGCAAGATCGTATAGGAGACTTTCAGCAAACTGGCGGAGGTCCTCTTGCAGATTTCTTTGAAAATATTGCACCAAAGGTTGGAGTAACAATTCAGCAGTTTCAGAAACTTTCTGGTCCTGATGCGCTTCAATTATTTTACAACTCATTGGAAAAAGCTGGAGCTTCAACGAACGACATGAAGTTCTATATGGAAGCAATCATTTCAGATTCTTCATTGCTTATTCCATTGTTAGAAAATGGTGGAGAAGGTTTTAAAAAATGGGGCGATGCTGCTGAGCGTGCTGGCGCAATTATGTCTGAAGACTTAGTTAAAAGCCTAGCTCAAGCAAGAGAAAACCTTCAATTGATGGATTTGCAATGGCAAGGAGTTGAGGCAAGACTTGTAAATAGTGTTGTTCCTGCTATCGAAACAGTGATAGAGAATTGGGACGACATTAAGGCGGTTACGATTGCAGTAGCTGCTGGTATTGCTAGTCGATTTGTCCCGGCTTTGGTTATGGCGACCTATCAATTAGGACAAACAGCATTGTTTGCAGTGCGTGCCGGTGTTGGTTTAGCAAACTTCGCTAGAACAGCCGGCGCAACAACAAGTGTAATGGCATTACTAGGCGGTCCTGCTGGGATTGGCATGCTTCTTACGCAATTGGCTGTAGCTGGTGGCGCCTATTATTTGATGTCTAAACAGACGCAAGATGCAACTGATGCACTTGAAGATCAAGGTCTTATTGTTGATGAGCTAAGGGAAAAATATAAAAAATTAACAGCATCGCAACTAGCTCTTAAAAGTATCGAGGCTGGAGAGGAAATTGATAAACAAACTAAACAATTCAAAAGTTTGTTTATCGCTTTGGAACAATTTGAGAACGACTTAAGAGTTCAAGGTGATACTAAACAACTAACTGGTATTCAAAACTATCTTAAGAGTTTGAAAGAAGGCGGAGATAAAGCGAAAACAGCTTTCTCTGAACTCCAAAAACAGGGATTGGTTAGCGAAACTACTCTTAAATTTATTGCTGAATTAGATACAAAAATCAATGAAGCAAATAATTCTATAGATCGTCAAAAAGAGATCCAAAATTTAGTTAAAAACGCAACTAATGACACAACTAAGGCGCAACAAGATCAAGCAAAGGCTGTTAATGACTCTGCAAAAGCATGGATGTCTTTAACCCAGAAACAACGTGACTACATTACCCAAGCCAAACAAGATGTGCTTAGAGAAGGATATATCAAGACCCTTGTAAGAGAAGGTATAGGAGTTGATAAGGCGAATGCATATGCTGATGCACAGATCGCAGCAAATGGAGAAAATGCTTTTAAAGCACCATTGCCAAAGGATGTGCTACTTGCTGCCCGCGAGAACTTCAATCTAAAAAATTATACTTTTAGTAAAGACGAGTTGGCGGCAATTGCTCGTGCGCAAGGCATTGCAAAGACAAATAATTTTGCTCAAATCGAAAGTTTATATGGTTTGCCTGCTGGAACACTTGCCGCATTGATTCTTCAAGAATCTGGAGCTGATGCCGGAGCAAGAAGTCCTACCGGGGCAATTGGTCTTTTCCAAACAACGAGTGTGTTTAGAAAGCAATATGGACTTAATGCCAAAAGTTCTACTGAAGAAATTGCAACAGCAGCAGCTAAAGACTTATCTAAACATTTGGCTGATTTTGGAGCCATGGATAAAGCACTCATGGCCTACAATGCGGGTGCAGGTGGCTTAAGAACCTATTTGAAAGGTGGCCTATCAGATAGCAAGCGTAAAGAGGTTGCTGGTTACGCACCGGGTTTCCAGAAGTGGTTCGCCGGAGTATCTGGAAAATCTACTGTAGACAATTCAATTTTAATGCCTACACAGGCAGATCAACTTGAATTAATTAATAAGGCTGCTGAATCTCAAAAAGCCATTGATGATGCTAAAAAAGATGTCGATGCTCGGTATTACACCGAAGCTCAACGACTGGCTAAGGAGCATCAAGATAATGTAGATAAGATCACATTTGCTTATGGTGGAACTCCGCAGCTAAAAGAAAAACTTGCTCAAGAGGATGCTTTATATGCCGCTCAAATTGCGAAATTAAAAGCTGAAAAAGAACAGGAGTATAACCAATACTTCTCTTTTGAAACTGATCGTATAAAGCAAATTGAACGTGATTACGATATTCAAAAGCAACTTGTTAATGCAAATGTTGAGTATGACACAACAAAAAAAGCAGAAATTACTGCAGCTTTGGAGCGTCAAAAACAACAGGAAATAGCTTGGGAAAAGCTTGCTCAAGAACAACGCTTAAGTGATGCGAGTGCATTTTTAAGAACTGAACTGGAAAATATGCAAATACGCTTTTCATTCGAGCGTTCGCAGATTTTACTTAATTCACAAATCTCTAAGGACGAACAGCAAAAGCGAATTGCGTTACTACAAGCTCAAGAGCAATTAGGAAAGTTAGATAAAGCAACCCAAGCGAGCATGGCGTGGGATAGCACTAACGCAAGCCTAAATGGCTCAAGTGATCTTTATCAACTGGATCAAGAAAGACTTGGGCAAACTTCACAATCTATGGCCCTTGCAGAAGCACAAGCAGCTCTTTCGGAGTCAGCCGCAGAACAAGAGGCAATTTGGCAAGCACATAAAGATCGTATGTTTATGATCGATCAAAATTATGAGCTTAAAAAGTCGGCACTTGGAGCAAGGGTTGCTTCTGAAACTTTGGGGGGGATGGCTGATTTAATGGGTGGTTTAATGGGTGAACAATCGGCAGCCTATAAAACCATGTTTGCCATGTCTAAAGCATTTGCAGTTGCTCAAGCAATTATGAATGCACCACAGACTTACTCAAACGTTTATACATCTGCTTCATTAATACCAATGATCGGGCCATACATTGCACCTGTTTTGGCTGGTGCTGCTGTAGCAGTACAAGTTGCACAAGCAGCTCAGATCAAATCTGTAAACCTTACAGGTATGGCGCACAATGGTATTGATAGTGTGCCCAAAGAGGGGACTTGGTTGCTTGATGGTGGTGAACGTGTATTGAACCCTAACCAGAACAAAGATCTTACTAACTATTTGAACAATCAAAAAGATAGTGGGCCTCAAGTTGTGGTCAATAACTACAGTAAAGCCAGTGTTGATACGCAGGTCGGTGATGATGGGAAGGTGTATGTGACCATTGATGATGTATACAACCCAAACAGCAAGTACAGCCAAGCAATGCAGGAAAGTTTCAATATCTCAAGAAACAGGGGGTAAAAATTGGATAAGTTCATGCTCTGCCCGTTGTTAAAGGGGTATGACTTTACACCGGGCAGCAATTTGCGAGAGCAAGAAACAGAAGGGGGACCTCCAAGACAGGTCCCTTTTTTTGTTGGAGCTTGGCACACGGTAAACGTTTCTATCTCTCTAAATAATGAGGAAGAAAAGGAGTACTTCTGGGCTTTTTGGCGTGACAAGCAGTACAAACCTAGTAACTGGCTTTGGAGGCTAGCATTAGACAATGCAAGGCTAGAGGAATGCGAGTGCAGATTTGTTGCAGATTCGCGTCCAAAAGAAGTAGAGCGAGATGGAAAAATCCTACAACTCAGTTTTCAGCTAAGAATCAAGCCTATTCACCGTGATCATGGAAATGACAGGGACATTATTGAGGCTTGGCAAAATGGAGGCCCGGCAGTTATAGGCACAATTGAAAAAGTACCAAATGAATGGTTCCCGAACGCTACAGGAGTTTAGTGATGATTATTACTGATGAAATGCTAGCAGTTTTAGACCAGTCATCCGGGCCAGTCGGCTTGCTTGAATGTATCGAAGTATCACACCCTAATTGGCCTCGTGTACTTAGATATATTGTGAATAGTAGTGATCCGATGGATCTAACACATGAGGATGGGCAGACTTTTACCTATTCTTTTGCTCCTCTCAATATTACACGGAGTAATGAAGAGGAGAACTTGGATCAAAAAATTACGGCAGCTATCGGTGATGTAGGATCTGAAATCCCAGACTTGGTTGATCTTGTTTTAAAAGACTCGGTTCGAATACCCCCTATATTGAATTATAGAGCATATGTTATCGGCAAATATGACCTGCCGTGTACATATGCTAAAGGGCTTGAAGTTATTGTAATTACAAGGGATTGGAAAGGTACTAGCTTTGAGGCGCAAGCTCCGGGCTTGAATGATTCAGGTAACGGTGAAATTTATTCTGCAAGTACAGATCCAAGTCTTGAAGGATTTTACTCATGAATATTCGGCAGCTTTTTTATTGTGTTTATGATCCAGAAAACTTCCATTGCGTGCATTTCGTCATTTTGGCCGCAAAGGCCATCTTTGGGAAAGATTACACGCCGTGTTTTTTGGGACTTACTGGACCATTACAGGAATCAATAAAAACATCACGTAATACAGTTCACAGAAACAAGCACATCAAAAAGCCGAAAGACGGCTGCATTGTCTTAATGACTTACCTAGATCAAAGCTCCCACGTGGGGCTTTTTTTTCAGGGTCGAATTTTTCATTTGATCGAACGCGGGCCGCAGAGAATCACTGTAGAGCAGGCGAATAGTATTTTTAGTCGGATTCGATATTATGAGCCAAATTTATCTTTACCAGAACTCTCTCAACAAGAATGAAGTTGATGTAATCGATACAGATAATATTCTGTTTGAATTTCTTAAAGTAAAAAAACAATTCCCTCAAGCAAAACTTTATCTCGGTAATCCTTGCCCAGAAAATGACATAACACCATCAATAAAAGATAAGGCATCAATTGCGCGCTTAACCGAAATTGCAGATGACTGCAGTATTGTTTGTCATCCGGGTGAATTAAGCTCATTTGTGACATGGGTTGCAACAAAGATTCTTGGTTCTGCCGTTTCTGCTTTAGTTAAGGTTCCTAAGCCAAACATGAGTAATAACGGCTCAATGTCTGGTTCAAGTAACAATAACTTATCAGATCCAGAGAACCGCCAGCGTTTAAAACAACGTATACCTTTCATTTTGGGACGTGTTAAAGCTATTCCAGATCTTTTTGCTCCAGTCATCAAATACTTTAAAGATGGGGTCGAAGTTGAAGAATCTTTGATGTGTATTTGTGAAAACCCCGTTCAAGTTTCTAACTTCAAATCGGGCGACACACCGATACAAGAGATACCCGGTACAAGCCTTTCAGCTTATGGACACAATCAATCTTTAATTGGGAATGAAACTATATTTAAGTGGGGTGATACATTTGACCAGCCGCCAGTTATTGCCCGTCAAAATGCTTCTATTAACGGACAAACTCTTTTGCCGCCAAATAGCACCCGTATTGAAGCCGGTGACATTTATTTTCAATATCCAAATTTGATCAAAGCGAATGATCAAGGCACTGCTGATAAATTTAATGCGTTTGATATTAATGACTCGTTAATTATTAATGGGGCGAATTTTGGTATTAATGACTTGGCTATTACTGGGCAAGTTGATGTAGACAATACCAATAATACATTTTCAATTGCTTCAAACCAGACCGTTGTAGATTTTCAAGATTACCGAAAAATCAATGTAACTTCTTTGCTTGTAACTGATCCTGTGAATGGGCAACTAGATCTTGCAGGTTTGTATGATATTGACACAATTACCTATGTGTCTGGTGTTTATACGATTCATTTAAAAAATCCAGTTTCTACAAACTCCAACTTTGCAAATCTTACAGAAGTTTTAACGGCCAATTTATCTGCAAATCTCACAGCAAATTCAGCGAATATTTTCTTAGACGGTGACTACGTTGTGACAGGTGTTGATATTGCTAACAAGCAAATAACTCTTGCGACTCCAAGTACAGTAAATGATGACTGGAATAAACTTGCGGATTTAGCAGACCAAAAAACAAGTGTTGGTACAATTAAGCTGAGAGGTAGTCAAGAAAATTATATCGGGTGGTTTACGATTGAGTCGGCAAAAGCTACAGGTCTGCTGCTTAATTTCCAAGCGCTTAATGGTATCTATCAAGGCTCAGATGCAAAGTTTGTTGATATTTATGTTGAATATCAACAAGTAGTAAATGGTGCGCCTACTGGTACAGTTTACAATCAAACTATTCGCTTAAATGGTAAAGCTAATAACCGCGACAGTGTTGGTGGTTCAATGTGGATTACATTGCCATTTACTGGTGCCGTGCGTTTTCGCGCACGCCGTACAAATGATAATGGCGATGCTGTAGACCTGTCAGATGAAACCAAGTTCTATACAGCTTACGCATATCATTATTTATCTAAGCTTGTATATGACAACCGGGTTTTAATTCGTCAACGAACCCAAGCAACTCGTGCAGCAACGGCTATTGATAGTCGTATGACAAACTGTATAGCAGAAAGCTTGGTTTACACATATAGAGACGGGATTAAATCGGATACTCGAATACCATCAAGATTTATTCCGGATCTAGTAATTGAACTTGCGCTACATAAGTTGATTGGAAGAAGAACATTGAATGAAGTAAATATTGAAAAACTTTATTCCGTTTTTGATGAGGTTGTTGATTATTTTGGCTCAGAAAAAATGGCTGAGTTTAATTACACAATTGATGATGCTAATCAATCATTTGAAGAGATTCTAAGAATGTTGGCGGGCGTCTCTTGCTGTAATGATCGCCGTCTAAATCGTCAGATTTACTTTGAGCTTGAGCGGGCGGGTCGAGAGCCTTATCTATTATTCAATCATCGAAATAAAAAGGCCCGTACAGAAGTTAGGACAATCCGAACAAAACCAGAAAACAATTATGACGGTGTGGAAATGACATACGTTGATAGTGAAGCTGGATGGATTGAAAAAACTTTGAAAATTCCTAATGACCAAATTACTAATCCGAAAAAAATTGATGGCTATGGAATTGTTTATAAGCAGCAAGCGCATATTGTTGCGTGGCGTGCTTGGAATAAGATTCAATTTCAAGCAATCAATTGCCGTTTTTCATGTTTTGCAGAAGGTGAATTGGTTGGCAGTGGTGATCCCGTAGCGGTAGTTGATGACACTCGATTAGCACCAACATTTTTTGGCGATCCTTCGCAAGCAATTTTGTCTGGTGAGGTGGTCGCTTGGAATGGCTTAAACATCACAGGGTCACAGCCTTGCAAGCTATCTACTGAGCATTCATTTGTAATCCATTTACAGCTCAAGAGCGGTTACATAGATATTATCCCGGTAACGCAAGGACAAACTGATTTTGATTTTGTTCTATCTCGTCCACCAGTTGAGGCGCTGGTAACAGAGGGTGAGGTAAAAACCGTTTACTCACTTTCTACCGATGATCGACAAGATGATGATCTTTTCCTTATAACGACCAAGAGAAGGGCAGGTGTATTTGAAAATGAATTAACGCTAGTAAATCTTGATGAACGTTACTATCAAAATGATAGCGACATTAAAAATAACCTAATTTAAATACCCGTCCTTTAGATCCCCGCATATGCGGGGATTTTTTTTGGAGAAAATTTATGGCGCTTACACCTGAAACTTTTAAAAATTTAGAAAGGGATATTGAAGATGTTGATAAGACATTAAATACAAAATCAATTATCACCCCACGTTATGGCCCTCAATACAATTCACTGCCTCTTGCGGTTGAAAAGGTTGAAAATAAAGGCGGGTACATTTCAGCTCCAAACCTTGCTGCATTGAAGGCTATAACACCGTCTTACAATCATCAAGTTGGCCGTGATGACAGCACGGGCGATGAATATCGCTGGAACCCTGCTGCATTACCTACTCCACAATGGGAGCCAACAGGTAGAAATTATCTCCGCGATGCCGAAGTTTTTGCTGATGAAGCGGCATTAAAGACTATTAGCGAAAACATTCCTGAGTATGAGTCGGAAATGGCCGCTCACTGGTGGGAGCTTAAAGACGAAAGTGTATTGATGTGGCTAACTCCAGACGCGGAGTTGAATGTTGATGAAATTCAAACTAGCGGCTTTCGAAGAGAAAACTTGCCGGGGATATTGCATCTCCTTAGCGATTCAAATGAGCTTGTAACCGCAGCTTTTCTTGATGACGGCAGTGTTTACTTTGAGAAGCCATTTGAAGATCGATATTTAAGTTCAGTTGCGTATCGTCCTTACATTGAGCTAGATAAGCAAATTAACAAAAATGTTGAGCCATATTTCTTTGAGGAGGTCGTTGCACCATACGGTGCAGATGGCAAGTTGCATCAAAGGATGGCGGCAACTATCAGAGTTGCAGAGAACAAACTATTTGTTGTTTTTTCTCAATATGCTACAGCCAATCAAGATCCAGTTGATGCTCGATTAGTTGGGCGTTTTGTCACATTTGATGTTCTTTCAAAACAAATAAGCGTAGATCAAAATACGATTATTATGTATGACCCTCAAAATGCATCAATAGGGTGTCGTCATCCAAATTTAATTAAGTTAAAGGATGGCCGCTTTATGTGTTTATTTAATAAAACACTTATTGCGGGAGCAGCAAAAAGCCCACTTTATGCAATTTACTCGGATGACTGTGTTACGTGGTCCGAGCCAGTTTTAAAGCTGGCAGACAATAATGATAATTTCGCGTTTACTGCACCTACAACAATCCAGCGCATTCACACGGGAAAATATAAAGACAGGCTAATCATGCCGATTTATAGCGGCAATTGGGAAGTCCGTTTGATTTTTAGTGATGATGATGGAGAGACTTGGAAAGTTGGGCAGAAATGGAGCGGTTTAGATTTTGGTGACGCAAATCTCCAGACTAATGAAACCAATATCACTATCGATATTGATGGTTCAGTAATAGCGCATTGTAGAACCGAAAAGAATGATGAATCTAACCGCTACTTGTACATTGTAAAGTCTAGCGACGGTGGCGAAACAGTAGATTTTGTAGGTAGAAACTTGAATTTTCAAGTTTCTAATTGTGCTGTGGGGATGCTGCAAACTGCACAAAAATTTGGTGAAGGAATTCCTAAAATTTTGGTAAGCCGGCCAACTAGTTTGACTCACTTTTCTCGAAATCACTTCATGATTTCAGCATCTTACGATGGGTTAAGGACATCTCAATACGATTACAAGCCATATGCAGACGATGTGAACGTTGGCTATACACATTTGTTGGCCCTTGATGATCAGAATTTCGTTTTGACAATGGAAAAGGGCACAGAAATCAATAACGGTAATAACTATATTTCAATCGCTTTCTTTAATATTGCTGAGGTAATGAAAAATGGGCAGAGCTTATAAAAGTGATACGCCGAGCACTGGAAAACGTTTGCTCAAAACAAGACTGGATTTTTTGACACAAACTGGAAAAATCCAATATCTCAAAGAAATTTTGAGACTTGAAGGAAAGCCTGACGGGATTATTGATAGTGCCAATGTTGATTATATTGCGACCAACTTTAGTAAGTATTATGCATACGTCTATAAAGATGGTGGAGTTATTGGAAGTAAAGCTGGTGTTATTCAAGCTTTGGCGTTTGCGAAAGGACAATCCATTGCTTATGAAGACTTTTCAGCTTTTTCAGCTAAGTTTGGCTATAAGTTAGTAGATGGTTTTGTGTCTAAAATTTATGGGTTAGGGGCAACTAATGATTTAACTGTAAATGTGGCCAATTCGGTTGAAGTCACAATTGATAATTCGCGCCTTGTCCTTAATTTTATTGGTGCTACTTCTAATTTCTCATCTATTAAGAACTTAAGCATGATTAATGGGATTATCGTTGGAACATCTTGCCGCGATGTAGGCAATGTTAATACGAATAGCATGCGCGGAATTGTGTTAAGTGGCTCAACAACTTCAACAACCGGTGCTCATACAGAATTAGGCCATAACTTGCCAACTGGTAACTTTGCTAAGCACTATGTAAATAGTGCACTTACGACGATCTCGGATAATACAACTACTGATGTTGGTTATTCTGGATTAGCTACAATTGCAAAAGCAGGCTTACAAGCTAAGTTGTGGAAAAATGGTGCTCTTGCTGCTTCAGGTGGTACTCAGATGGCATACACATTACCAAACACTTACCTTTTTATTGCCAACGGTAATGTGGCAAATAATAAGTTATATGAATCTTGGATTATTTTTGGTTCAAGTGAAACAATAGCTGCTAATTTAAGTAGTTATTTAAGTAATTCTTAATATCATGAACTTTTAGAAGCCCTAACTCCAGTTTAGGGCTTTTTTTTACGCCTAAATCTGGAGAAGTGGATATGACAGAACCAGCATCAACAACAAGCACAGCAACTTATGGTTTAGCAACAAATGTAGCAGGGGGTACGATGGCATTAGTCGGCGGTCTTTCAACGACGGAATGGATGGCGGTCTTAGGTGGGGTATGTGCTGTACTTGGTTTTATTGTTCAAGCTATCGCTGCTTATCGCAAAGATCAGCGTGATGAAGAACTACAAAGGAAATTAATGGGTGAAGATAGTCATGACAAACAAGACTAAACTTTTCGTAATTGGTTCAACTTTAACCGCCTCAATGGGCGGTTTTTTTATTTTTGGGCCTAGTGATCAGCAAGTTCAGGCTACGGCCGCAAAAGAAGGTTATACAGCTAAACCGACCATCCCGGTGAAGGGTGACCGTCCGACTATTGGGAATGGCACAACATTTTATCCAGATGGCCATGCTGTAACCATGAATGACCCGGCTATTACTCGAAAGCAGGCTTTTGAGTATCTCAAATACACAATGAATAAAGATGCTAAAGCATTCAATAAGACATTGCTGAATATTCCAATTTCACAAGCTGAATATGACCTTTATCTAGATTTTACTTATCAATATGGGATTGGTGCCTGGTCTGGCTCATCCATGCTGAAAAATCTAAAAATTGGAAAATATAAAGCCGCTTGTGAATCGTTATTGAAATGGAAATACGTTGCAAAGCGTGATTGTTCAATCCGTTCCAATGGTTGTTATGGGGTTTGGGTACGTCAAGTTGATCGTTATCAAAAATGCATGGGGGCTAATTCATGACTTGGATTTTATTAAATAAACGTTGGTCTTTAATTATCCTCTTAACGGTCCTTTACATCATTCAAATAGGGTACACCAATCATCTAGCGGGTAAGTTAAAACAAGCTGATCAGCAATGCATAGCCCAAATACAAGATATTGAGCGTAAGCAGGTAAAAGCACTTGCTGAAGCACAAAATGAGCTAAATAAAGTGAGTGCCGATTATGAGCAATATAAATCAGAGCAACGTACAAAAGTCGAATATGTTGAGCGTGAAGTGCAAAAGATCGTTGAACGTCCTATTTATAAGTCTGCTTGTATTGACGCTGATGGCATGCAGCAACTCAATGAACTCATTAAAGCCGGTAATACCAGCTAATCTCATCCAGCCGTGCCCTAATTTAAATGAAATTGAGGGTACAGCTGGAAAAGATTTAATGATCTGGTCAGTTGATACGGTTGCAAAATATAATGACTGCAAAGCAAGGCACGGTGCGATTGTGAAGGCTCTTGAGTAATGACTTTTTAGTGTGCAATTATTTGCTCAATAATATGGATAATTGCACATTTTGAGCAAAATTATTCTCATCTCTTTTTCTCTCGAGGTTTTTCATGCAGCAATTAATGATTATGGTCACAGAAGTTGGAAAGCTTGAGCACACATGCAACTTGCTTGCTGAGGTAAACAAAGGCGGTAAAGTCATAAAGGTTTTCGACTACAACGGCAATCAATTACCAATCAACATTGATGGAACCGTGACATTTAATAGACGCCGTTGGGAACTTCCCATTAAAGTAGATTTAAAATAA